CTTCGCTAACATCCAATCACGCGCGCTTTCAAGTTTCCATCGCCACGCAACCGGCTGCCCTTCCCCCACTGGCGCCGGCGCCACGGTGGACGCGGGAACCGCTGAACCCGTTGCGGGCAAGGGGGTGCGGGTGTTCCACACCGAGTCCTTGGCTATTGCGCCACACTGCGTGCAGAGAACGTTTGCTTTGTCTAAACGTATGTCGCTCTCGAATGCCAGCCTAGAACTGCCACAGAACGGGCACGGCAACAGTTCAACGTGCGTCACGGGACTTCTCCTGTAGGGCGGCGTCGATGGCCTCATCCAGAGACAGCGACATTTTTAGGTAATTGCTGCGGTGTTCGTACAGCACATCGTAATCGCGCTTGCCAGCATCGCGAACGTAGAGATACCGCTCTGCATTCTTCCTAAGTGCCGCAATCTCCTCGTCGCGCGCACGGAGTTGTTCTTCGATCTCCGTTTGCTCAGCGCACGCACGATCAGCTATTTCAGTTTCTGTCTGCAACCTAGCCTCCATCGCACGGAGTTGTTCGGCGTCGGCGCGGAGCATGACAACAGCTCGATTGCATGCGCCCATGTCGTCCATCTTGTGTGACCTGAAGGCAGCCGTCTCAAGATCGGCAATCAGCCGCTCCCGCTCGTCTGTTCCGCGCCGCGCTTGAACGGGGGAGGAGGGGATTGTGGTCATGGCCGTAACCTCACACGCTTAAGCTGTTCATCGAGAATCTTTCGCATAGCTGTGCGATCGTCGTCCCAAGGCAGCCACGGCCAATCCCACCCATGCACAAGTTTCAGCCACTGTCGTAAGTTCATTCCTCCCTCTCCTGTTCTTGCGAACGGCTGCGCGGGTTAGGCTTTCTTCGGGCACGTGGCGCCAGTGGCGTTGCAGAAGTCGATTAGCAATTGCTCGACCACTGGAATCTCTTTCTTGATGGCCTCGCGCGTGGAACCGAAATCGCGATGGCAGATTGCGAATCGCAAACCCATTTCCAGCACGACGAGACGTGATGCGATGTCGTCCAGAAATGCGGCATTGTCGGTAGCTGTGTCGCTCATCATCCTCTCCGTCTCACTGCTCGCTCACGTTCGGGTATGTGGGGTGGGCGTGATGGGCTGGAATTGCACCAGCTACCTTCTAACGCACCGCCGAAGCGGTCCCGGGTGTAGACGCTCTGCCCTGTTGAGCTACACACCACGCCCATAGACCTAAATCACCATCGGCACCATGCAGCGGTGCCAGTCCTTGAGGGGCATTTCCTTCTCCTCGCACGACGCCACGATGCGATACCGCACGATCCCGCGCCGGCACCAGAGCACCTGCACCTCGGTGAAGGTGTTGTGCATCCACAGGCTGCGCGGGCGAGGGCGGGTGATCATGCAGATGGCTCCGTGACTAACCAAACACCGTCGTCTGCAAATATGCGAGCCACAAATCCCTGCGCAGCAAGTTCTGCTTGGCGATTGAGTGCTGCCTGCGCTGCGCTTTGCGGTCCGATTATCTTCGCCACAGATTGCGCGAGCTCCGTGTCGTCACGAACGCATTTGCATTTGCGTTCACCGCAATCGTGGCAGACAAGGACGGTGCTATAACCTAAGCTAGACCGCCTTACGAACGCTGGCGAATGCGTGTCATCGTGTTTTCTGCGTCGCTCTCTCGCGGCCATCCCCATCCTCCTACTCAGGCTAAGGCAGTCCCTTGGGAGAGACTGCCGAAGCGGTTCTGTCAGAGCGGCAGACCAACCCCAAACTCAACGGTAATCGGCTTGCCGTCCGCCCCAATCTCCAGAATCAGATCGGGTGCCGTGGTGTAGTCCGGGTAGTTCGCCTTCTTCTGCGACGGATCGAAGTTGGCAACGTGAGCGCCCTGTCCGGGAGCCTTGCCATTTGTTGCGTGGTAGTTGCCGGCGGCATCGCCCCATCCACACGTCCCATTCGCCTTCTGCGTCTGCGCGACGCTGACTGACTTGTAACCCTGCGACTGGTTCGCGCTGAGCTTCAGCATCTTCTTCTCGCCGGGCTTGCCAGAACACGTCACCTTCATGTCGCCGCTGTGGAGGAATGCCTGATTGGTTTCGGTGGCACCGGATACGTCCGGGCCGCCTGCCTTGCCACTCTGGATGTGCATGGTGTTACTCCTAGCTAGGGATGCCGCGAAACCGCGCGGCGGCGGTCAATGGGTGGACTGTGACCGGCGCTGATCTCCGGCATGGTGATTCTGCAATACACTGGCGAAGGATCGAACTTCAACTATCACCTAACTCTTACCGTAAGCGTTTGCCAGCCCACTATCAGGAAACCGGTTGCATTTGCAGTTAGCGCATCAGCATGCGCATTCACAGTCCATAGTCAGCGCACTACCGTATCCACAATCCACGTCCCCAGCATCACGGCCAGGAAGATAATCGTGGCGACGGCGATCAGGAAGGTTAGGAGGAATCTGAACATAGTGTGTAGTCTAGTCCAACGGTGTAGACGTGTCAATAGTCCACTTCACCCCTCGCTCGTTCCCGACATATTCGAGGAAGTCGAGGAGTTCCTTCATCTCGCCCACGGTCATGCGCGAGGTGCGGGCACCCAGTACGACGAACCCGCCGTCGAGTCCTTGGGCAATGCGCTGTTCCTTGCGGATGCCAGCCGTGGCGATCTCTTTCCAGTCGGTGGGAGAGATCAACTGCGTTTTTCCGTTGACCGTCCAAGGCACTTGTGATGCAAGGTCTGACAGCCTCGACCACATCAAATTGTTCTGCTGTTCAGTGCGGCGGCTCATTCAGGCACCTGAAGTGATGCCTTGAACTTGAACTGGTCGAGAGCGTCAAGAAGCTGCGGCGCAGCCTCCACTCCGCCGCAATACGGACAAACGCATGCTTCGTCATTGCACGGTTCGTTATGCTGGCTCTCAACGTCCGTCGCCAGCTCACGGGCGAGGCGCAGGATATTGCCGAGCATCCGCAGATCATTCTCCGTCATAGCGGCTTATCTCCCGTCCGTCGAGTTTGATGGCGCCGAGCGTGTCGGTTGGCCGGATGTTCTTCGATGCGAACTTGCGCATGGCGATGTAGTCAGGAATGCGCACGCGGAACACCGGCTCACGTTTCAGCTCGATCATGCGAGCCGCGTAGTCGCGCAGCTCCGCGCAGAGCTTCTTGGTGCGCCCGGTCAGTTTGACGCTGGACAGCTCGAAGTTAGTCTCCATTGTCGCGTGTCCTGAAAAAGTCGAAACCAACGCTTCGGTTGTAAAGCTCCGCGAGCGGCTTGCTCCAGCAGTTGTTGATCTTGAACCCTTCGTCCGGCGTCTCGCGCATGGCCGACTGCCAGCGGATGACGTGCATCGCCGCACGGATACTCCAGTGGCGATGACCACGCGCCCGCATCTCGTCGGCGAGATCGAACACGGCGCAGACGATGGGACCGTTGGCGTGTTTCCAGTCATCGAAGGTCATCACCAGCTCCCGTCGTACTTGTTCAGAATCTTCCAGATTCCGAGCGCGTGCTGGAACAGGGCGTAGCCTTCCTTCAGTTCGGCCTCGCTCCACTCATGGCACTTGACCATGCCGGGATGCGAGCGCGACACAAAGATGTTCAGGCACCTTCCATGCGGCCGTCCTTTCCCGTACCGATACGCTGCGAGCTGGCGATTTTGCGAGTACGCCAGTTTCTTGCCGGGCGTGTCCGGTCCGAAATCGGCCCCTTTGTAATCGATAAAAATGTCGTGCTCAGGGCTCCAAAGGTCGATCGTTCCACCGTAGCCGTCCCGACAAGCAAAGGCTTCCTCGGACACCCAATCGGTCACATTCGGGAAGTTATCGGCCAAGATCGAGCGGACTGCGCTCGCATGGGCCGTGTAGGCCTCTGGGACGCTCTCTCCTGCGAAGCTGGCCTCGATGGCGTGGTGGATAGCAAGACCAACCTCTCGCGCCTCTGAGGCCTTTTTAGAGGCCTCTGCGTTGACCCGGCTCAGGAACTCCTTTTCAGCCTCATCCGGCATCCGTGGCGTGGCCCGTGCCGCCTTGATGGCCTCGTTCCGTAGCCACTCGGTCAGGAAATGGTTGTGAATGACCCGATCGACCCCGGAGAAGCCAGGCAGCCACCCGTTCTTGCGCGCATCCGCCAGGGTGGCGGGACGGGATGACCCGTCCGCGCCGGTGACGAAATGGCGAGGCTCTCCCTCGCGGGAATACCAGTGGGACATCAGAACGGGACGCTTGAGTCTTCGAAATCATCCCGGGGCGGCGGAGTCATCCGCTCATCCACCTGTTCGCGCGTCTGCGTCTTGCTGTTCGTGGTCGCGCCCTTCGGCTGCCGGATGCGGATACCGCCGACCAGCTTCCCGGCATAGGACACGTTCGGGTCGGCGTAGAGCACGATCCGCTTGCCCACCCACTCGTCGGTCTCGTCCGAGCCACAGGCCCGCGCGCAGAGCTGGATATTCGTGGCATTCATGACGAGCGGCTTCGGCGTCTCGCGGAAGTGCATGACGTACTTGAACTCAGGCTCGTCATCCTCACGGGCCACGTTCGTGCGCTTGAGCGATTCGATCGTGACGAGTTTGCCTTCCTCGCCCACGTCTTCCTGCTTGAGGTACTTGGATTCGGTCATCTTGGAAATGTGCATGTTCGTGTTCCTGTGTTGGTTGGGTTGTGCGTTTAGCGTCCGCCGACGTAACTCATCCCCACGTAGCATGCTTCTCGGCTACATGTTCGATGCCGTCGTATTCGTCAAGCTCCCAATCGGTTCCGTCCGGTATTTCAACAACACGAAGCTCGGCAAATCGACCGCTTGATTTCGCGCTTCCAAGCTCCTCGACAACAGCAACAAGATCGGGATCGTCCCGCGCGATGTCGCGGTCGTATAGCGTTTCGTCTTTGGTCGCCTCGTTGTAGGCACGTCGCGCTTCCAACGGATGATCGAGCCAGTTTCCGGAAAGTTCCGGCACGCGCTGATCTTTCGGAACACGGTAATAGGTCGGCGAAACGATACTGCCGTACTTGCTGTGCTCCGGGTACAGCGTCATTCCCTTGCGCTTGGCATACGCCATGACGGCCTCTTCACTGAGACAAAATCCGCCGTAGCATTTGTTGATGACAAGTTTCATTGTTCCTCCTGCTCCTCCGCCTTGGCCGTGGCCATCTCGCCCGTCGCATAGGCCTCGCGACAGTAACTCAGCCACGCTTCGTAGTATTCGCTGGTGGCGATGCGCAGCTCGAACAGCGCATGCGCCAGCCGCTCCTGTGTCGCCTCGCTGACGAGGGTGTGGGTGGGGTCAAGATTCATCGAGCACCTCGCGGAACTTGACGATCTTTCCGCTTTGCGGACATGGTTCACTCGCAGTAATTCGTTCGACATTTCCTGCCGAGTCGCAAATCATCCACACCTCGCGCGGCGTGGGCTTGATGCGGTATTCGTAATTATCAGATAGAACGCGAGACGCCTGAGGCCAACCCCAGTTCTCAGCATTCGCGCAGCGTTCTTCGAGCTGATCGTCCCAGTACGCCTGACGTATCGCCTTGATGTGCGCTTGCAGTTCTTCGTTCGTCATTTCCCACCTCGCAGAATCATCCAAGCCCCACCCGTCCTGGTCGCAATGCGATGACCGTCCTGCCTTGCCTGGCGCAGCATGTTGAAGACGCTGGTGTGGCTCACGTCGAGGAGTTCGGCTGCGTCCTGCCATGCGGCAATCTGCCCGGCCCGGATCGCTTTCAGGAACCTCGCCTGCATCGCCAGCGAACGGGCCTTGCTCTTGTGGGTGGTGAGTTTGGCGGTCATGCGATTTCCTTGTTCGGCTGCCAGAGACATTCTGACCACGCGATTACTTGATTGCGTGCTGGCTTGATTGGCTCAAGTTCATGAGCGTCAGCAAGCAAAGCTCTGCCACAATCAAGATCAACGCTATATGCATATAAACGACCGCTGTGTAGTCCTTCAAAGCATCCGATGCCAGAAATAGTTCCCTCTAATCCGCTCGGATTTTTATAGGGACCAAAATATTCAGTGGCCCGCATCCGCACCCGCTGCCCCACTCGAAACGTAGCCATCACATGACTCCTCGTGGCTTTTTGCAAAGCGTTTGCTCAATCGGGATGTTCGCGTACTTGACTCGCCAATGCGCAATACGCTCGCGGTTGGAGCGTGCGGCCTCGGCTTCCTCCAGCACGCGCTGCGCACCGCGCTTGCCGAGGAATTTTCCCCAACTCCGGTCACGTTGTGGGGAGTGTTTCATGAGTAGCTGGCGATGTTGAGCGCGACATGTTCGATGGCTGCAGCAATCCCCTCCAGCGCAAAGACAATCGCGAAGCTAATCATCAGATCGATCAGCCATTGGATACGTCGCTCCTGTTGTTCGGTCATCACGGCCATCTCAGCATCAGTCCAAAAACGAGCCCACCACCCATACTCACCAGCGCACCGAGCGCAAGGATGGCGAGGGTGTGGAACAACGATGGGTGCGTGTCACTGCGCATGCGCATAATCCTTGGCAGCCTGTGAGAGGGCGGTTTCACTCTGCGCACCCGCAAGCCACAGTTGAATCACCCGATCGGTGTACACCCACTTTTGGGCATTGTTCATGGCAAGCCGCTGTGCGCGGAGTTCGGCAAACTTTCTGAGCAGTTCTTCGGTCATGACTGTTCCTTTGATAACTTGTCGAGCAGCGCATCTGCAAAACCGATAGCAGCTGACGAAAGCGTGTCATGTACATCGATACTAATGCTTAATTTCGCGGTGCTATCCAGTGAGCTAGCAAGTGGCCCACTTAGGATTGCCTGCATCGCCATCGCCGCGAACAGCTCGCGCTTCGACATTCCAGCCCAATGCGCCGGATGATTGGCCGGATACGCGCGCATCTCACCCAATTCTTTCGCATTCACAGCTTCACCCCCGTCTTCTCCGTCCAGTCCACCACCTCACCCGCATCACTGAGGATCAGGGCGAGCTTGAGTTCATCAGCTGCCAGACGCTGTGCCTCCGCCATGCTGCGCATCTGCACGCCGCCCACGAGCTGATTGACGCGGTTCCAGTAGCGTTCTGCGCTGACCGGGTTGCGGACGAAACGTCCACGGCTGTTGCGGAGTGTGTTCATCTCAATTCCCCTTGCGTTGGACCGTGAGCGCATCAGACCACATTCCGTGTACTCTTGTCAATAGGTGTAGAGATGTGCGATACTAGGATCACACTGAGCGGAGGGGTTTATGGGAAAGGCAATGTTTTGTTTCGGGCTGTTCTTCGTGATCCTGTCAGCGATAGCGATCCCGACAGGAAGTGGCCCAGCCATATTCCAGACGGTAGGCTCAGCCGTGGCCTGCTTTATCGGGGCAATCCTGTTGAGGGACCCGTGACCCCGCTCCGTCTCAGGATATTGGGAGCCCTAGCCCTGCAGCCGATGACGTGTGCCTTCCTCGGGCGGTGCCTGGGGTACAGCACCCGCATCGAGCAGAGGATCGTCTGGGCCAGCCTCGTCCGACTGGAGATGGCGGGGAAGGTCAGGAAGGAGGGCAGGAACTATTCACTGCCGGAGGGCTTGCGCTAATGCGCCCATCGGTACTAGGATTTGATGAACCCCGGGTCGCCCAACGGCCCGGGGCCGATGTCGGCGAGTTACCAGCTCCCGACGGATGGCTATGGGTCACGACACCCAGTAGCGACCGAGATTGTACATCAGCGTCCGGTCCCTCCTGCAAGCGCCGCCCCACCTTCCGTTCCCGATCTGCCGCCGACAGACAGGCTTCACTGAGCCTGGATCGGCAGCATTGCGGCCATTCCCACCGCCCTCCGGTCAGAATCTGCTCGGCAACGAGAGAGAAGGCTAGTGCGGGTCCTGCCCGTACTGACTTTCTTTCTTGGAGGCTTAGGACTTTCCTGAATCAACAGGAATTACTCTCATGAAATCATGGGGGTAAGGGGGGATTTGAGGATTGTCCCCACTCTTTCTTTCACGGGGCGCTCACATATGGACCTGAGTAAGTGCCAAGGCTGGACCCAGAACCAACTCATGACCGAGAAGAAGCGGTTGGACCGTGCTATGCGAGATACGCGAGCTGAGCGAATCCGTCTGGATCGAAAAAAAGATGCACTGGAAGACCTGATCCAGTGGGGCGACGCCAAGGATGGTGTTTCCCTGCAGAAGAATGATTGTTCACGATTGCATCGCCTGCTGGAAGCCATGGAGAACGGTGATGTCCACCGGATGGATAACGAGAACTTCGCGGAAGGGAAAGGCGCATCGCTGCTTGGCGAGGACAACCATGTTTTTGTGGTGAAGCACGACTGGCTGGCTGTGTTGGGCGATGAAAACCTGCCGAATACGGAAGAGTTCAAATCGCCCTATCCGATCTGCACGTTCGAGTTCCGGATCAACGATCGATCCGTGGCTGTCGTGGTGTGTCAGTACGAGGAACAGCTGGTCGCATGCGGGTTCTATGAAAGTCGCAATGGGGTCTGGTTCTCAGGGGAGGCCAGTGATCGAGAGCGCGCGCCGATGAAGTTTGCGTGGAAGCATGTTCTGGCCTGCTGCACAGTTCTCGATGCCGAGGTAGCCGAGCACAACGTCACTCGGGCTCCAGCGGCATTGAACCGCAAGCGCGCAGCGGCAGGTAAGCCAAAGCTGTTCGACTTTCACACCATCGATCTCGCGCATCGACACCGCACGGCGGCTTTGCACGCGGGCGAATCTTCCCGCAAGCGCCTTCATTTCCGTCGTGGTCATTGGCGCCACTACGGCGAGCACAAAACGTGGGTGCGCTGGTGCCTTGTCGGTGATCCTACGCTAGGCTTCGTAGACAAGGACTATTCGCTATGAGCCACAACGATTTCATCTACCAACCAGAACCACCCATCCCCGCCCGTGGTCAGGGAACGCCCACCCCGAAGTCGGCACAGGCGCAGGCGAATGACATCGCGCACAGAGCCGCCACCCTGTGCTGGCAGATCAGCAGCACGGAGCCTGTGGCGAACTGGAAATACCGCATCGAGCAGGCGCCGGAGGAGTTGCGGGAATGTCTGAGAGAGTTTCTGGCCCAGAAGTATCGGGCAATGAAGGAAAGGGAAAAGCGTCAGGCGGCGCGGGAGAGTGAGGCGGCCAAGCAGGCCATGGCCGAGGCGAGTGCGCTGGTGGCGAAGTTATGAGCGTCGATCTCGATGGCATCCTGTGCGACATGGTGAGCCTCTGCGAAGACCTCATTGGCTGGTCCATGGAGAAGTGGACCGAGGAGCAGAGGGCCAAGCTCAAACTGTCGTGTCAGATGATTTTGGTTGCGATAGCCAAGGAAGTAGACGAGGACGCGGACATCCCATCTGCGTTCTGACCATTGACAAGCTGAGCAATACGGGTCCAGAGTGAATCGCGCTCTACTCGCTCAACCGTCCCGCAACCTGCCCGCCCGTGAGGGGCCGGCGACGGCAGCCGGTCACAACTCACATTCCCCTTCAGGCATCAGCGAAAACCCTACCGGACAGCCAAGGGAGCGCGCCCTTGCGCAAAGTTATACTGTGCGCCATGATCGGCTCAGCCCGGATGCGTTGCGCAACCTCCCAGCCGGGCAGCTCGGGATAGCAGACGGTTCCCCTGCTGTCTGCTAGGCCCGGGCCCTAAAACTTCAGGGGCCAGACGATGCAAGGATCACGGAATCACCGCCAGGCTGCGCAGAACGCGCCAGGCGGCGATCCCCCCGTAATCCTGTGTCAGCGCCTCACCCAGCAAGCCCGCGCCTTGTGGCGCTTCCTGCAAGCGAATAATGCCGATCCTGAGAACGTCAGGTCCACGCGAGCGGATCGGCGTGGGGCCTCGCGTTGCCCCCTAGCAACGGGGGCGCTCATAACGCCGCCCGTCGCGAGCGCGAACTTTACCACCGAAAATGTGAACTATTCCTCGATCAGGCCGCTTAATGTACCGGATGGTACGGTATGGACGGCGTGAACCGGGACCGCCACATCAGCGATGAAGGGCTGGAACTGATCCAGCAGTTCGAGGGCCTGATGCTGACGGCCTACAAGGACTCGGTTGGTATCCCCACAATCGGCTATGGTCACACCCGCAACGTGCGCATGGACGACATGATCACGCGCGAGGAGGCGATCTACTTTCTCAAGGACGACGTGCAGTACGCCGAGAACTGCGTCAAGAGCGAGATCAATCAGGTCCGCCTGACCCAGCACCAGTTCGATGCGCTGGTGAGCTTCGTCTTCAACATCGGCTGCAACGCCTTCCGCAACTCGACCCTGCTCCGCTGCCTTCGAATGGGGGATTTCGAGAAGGCTCAGGCCGAGTTCGGACAATGGACCCGTGCTGGAAACGATCATCCGCTGGGTCTTATCAAGCGCAGGGCTGCCGAGGCTGATTGGTTCGGGCAGCGCGATGAATGAAACCTTCTCCATCGCGATTGCCATCGGGAGTCTCAGCATCGGCCTCATCTCGATTGCGGGCGCCTGGATATTCAAGACCTTCAAGGGCCCCAACGACATCAGCGCCGAACTCTCGGCGGCCATCGACAAGCTCAGGAACGAGCTGACCATGCACCGGGCGGAATACGACAAGGAACTCGATGCACAGCGCACTGCGCAGGAAAGCGTCGCGCGGAGCAATGCGGTCCTTGCCAACGAGGTCAATCACCTCAGCGAAAGCGTCAAGTCGCTGGCCGAGGAGGTCAAGGGCCTGCGCGATGACGTGTGGAGGCCGGGCGGGAAGCCGGTACACAAGCGTGGTGGATGATGTCATCGCCCAGCTTCGCCAGACCAATGAAACCGTGCTGGAATTGGTCACGGAACTTCGCCAGAATCGGCACGGCATCACGGTAACGCACACACAGAGCGGTCTATCGGGTTGGAACATCGCAGCGGTGACCGCCTGTTTCTTCACCTCACTGATGCTGATTGCGCTTGCGATCATCATCATTCCGGACATCCATGACCTTCGCGCATGGCGTGACATCCACTCAGCCAAAATTGCGCGGCTCGAAGCCGCACAGGAGCACAAACCATGAGCACCGTTATTGCGGGCGGGGGCGATAAGCTCCGCGCAGCCCTCACTGCTTTCGAAAATGCATCCCTCAACTGGACCTCGCCGCAGCGCGACAATGCGCACAGCATCCTGCTCCAGATGGCGCAGGAACTCTCGGACTTCACCGCAGCTCCGCAGCCGCCCGCATGAAACTCCTGCCGTTTGCCAGCAAGATTTTTTGGAAATCGTGGGCGAACCGCGCAGTCTTGCTGTCACTCGGCTGCTTCACCGGCTTCACTGCGATCTCGGCGATGCCGGACAAGATCATGGAGTTCGTTCCATTCCTCGTCACCACCGGCGTGAAGTACGTTTTTGCGACCGGTGGCTTTTTGTTCGGCGTGGCTGCTCCGTTCCTTCGCATCGTGACGCAGGATTTCGGCACCGACTCCAGCGGCAACCAGATCGTCGGTGCGATCGGCACAGCCCCGCCCGGTACGAGTCCGACCCCTCCGGTAGTCGTTGCGATGCCGGACCCGAAGGACCCACCCACCACGCCCACCACGACGCATGCCGATCTCAAGGCAGCGGAGAAGTGACGTGGGTGAAATGGTTCCCATCCTGCACTACGTGGACAAGCGGTTTGACGAGCGGCAGAACCAGGTCGGCACCGCACTCGATTCGATCAACGATCGCCTGAAACTGCTCAACGAGCTGCGCGGAAACGTCGCCACGAGAGATCAACTGGAAGCCATCAATACCCGTCTGACCGACCTCACCGCCCGCATCCAAGGCAAGGGTGCTGGCATCGCTCAGAGTTGGGGAATTCTTGTCAGCGCCATCACCATTGCCGGCGTAATTGGTGCTATTCTCGCCAAGCACTTCTAACACTAGGAGTCAAGTCGTGTCCTTGAAAGACCAATGGCTGACCAAGGCTATGGACCTCATCGAGGGTGACGGCAAGTTCAAGTTCGTTCCGGCACCGTCACTCACTTATGCGCCATTTGTTGATAGGGCAACACTTGCAAGTTGGTGTGAAGAGTTGTCTGCAGGTTACTCTGACATGCAGATGGAAAGAGAGGCGTTTGCTATGTGCGCCGAAGCCATAAGAGATATGGATTCGCGTCTTTCTGCGGCTATGGTGCTAGTCAAGGAATGGCAGTTAAGGGCGGACGATCGCTACACTGGCGAGGAAGTTGATTTAGGTCGATGCGCTGATGAACTATTTGTTGTTCTTGCATCGAAGCCAACCACTGAAAACAGCCTCAAAACGGAGACCATATGAACGAACGAAACTCTTTCATTCGTGATACTGGCTTCGTAGCCAGAGAAGTTACGTTAGGCTACATCGGCGCTATGCTGGTATTGGCTTTCGTAATCGGCACCTTCGCCATCATCGGCGCTTGTTCCAGCAACCTCCACAAGCCCACCACCGCCGGCAACGCCGGTACCACCGCACTGGTGGCGTACTCGGTCGCTGGTGCAGGCGTCGGTCAGTACCTTGCCCTCCCGCTCTGTGCCACGCCGCCGGTCTATCCCTGTAAGACGCAGGTGATCAACGATCGCCTCATGGCGGCTGATACAGCGGCCTACAACGCGGCCATGGCGGCCAACAGCGCAGGCAACGATCCCAATGCCGCCGTCAAGGCCAACAAGGCCGCCGATGAGCTGCGCAAGATTGCCACCGAAGCCAAAGTCGCTTCCACCGGAGGGCACTGACCATGTGGTTCATCCTCGCAGCACTCGCGCGCTCCCTCGCGGCCTCGCTCGGCGGCAAGTTCGGCCCGCTGCTCCTTCAGCTCATCGACACCGGTGAGACGGTCTACACCGACAAGGAAGCATGGGCGACGTGGGCCGGTCCCTGGATTCTCTGGGCCAACGCCATCAACGACGCCAACCGTGATCCGACCGCAGACGAGGACGCTGCAGCCGTGGCTCTCGCAACGGCCGTGCACGCGAACAACCAGAGCCTCGGCTCGGGTGGCCCGCCGGTCCCGCTGCCGAATCCGCCGGCCGCGTGATCCTTGGTCTCTCCATTCTCATCGCGGCATCGATCCTTGCGGTGCCGCTGTTCCAGATCGCAACTGAACTTTACGCACTGAGGAAAGCCATCATGGCAGGTATTACCGAAGTCAACGCGGCCCTCGACCAGCTCGATACGTCGATTGCCGCCCTTGCCGCCGCCGTGGGTGGCGTGCAGGCCCCGCCGGACCTCCAACCCATCGTGGACCGCATCACCGGCGAGCGTGCGCAGGTGGACGCGCAGACGGTCGCCCTTGGTGGCACCGCGCCTCCGGGGCCGTGAGCCATGATTACCCTATCGGTCACGTGGTTCGTGCTCGTCTTTCTCGCTGGTGTGATCGCAATCGTCATTGCCGCGACCAGCGAGGGCCTGAAGTCATCGACCTTCTGGTTCCACCTGAGCTTCTGGCTGGCGGCGCTTGCGTTCCTCTCTCCCTCCGTCTTTGTCCGCTGAGCGAGATACCCCTTCCGAAGTGGATTGATTACACTCCGCCCAAGAGAACCATCACCTACCGCCTAGAGGCATGGTTATGCCGCTTGTCAAAAGCAGCTCGAACAAAGCGCGATCCGAGAACATCCGCCGCGAGATCAAGAGCGGCGCTCCGGTAAAGCAGGCCGTGGCCATCGGTTATGCGGTCCAGCGCAAGGCCAAGCAGTCCGGCAAGCGGGGCAAGTGATGCTGATCGCTGATCAGTGCGTAGCTCAAGCTAAGGTGATGGAGCGTTGTATGCCTGTCACAGAAAGCGGCTGTTGGCTATGGATCGGCAGGATGAGTCTAAGCGGGTACGGCAAGTTCTTTTCGATGAAGAATAAAGATATGCGCGCCCATCGGTTCTCATGGGAGGCATTTCATGGTGACATTCCTGCTGGGCTGTGTGTCTGCCATAAGTGCGATACTCGTTCTTGCGTGAATCCCGATCATTTGTTCCTTGGGACAACTCAAGAAAACACAGCCGATAGGACCGCTAAAGATAGGCATGCGCGCCATAGTTTGGGCGGTGGGAAAGGCAAGCATTGGAAGTGGAAAAAGAATAGAACTCCGACGGAGGCAGTATGAGTCCCGGTGACTTCTTTCGCGGCCGTCTCGATAACATCCGCGCCCACCCGTTCCAGAATCTCGCCAGCACAGTCTTCGGTGGGTTCGTTCCGGGTGGCGGCATTGCAGCCAATGCCCTCTTCAACCGCTACAACGACAGCCGCTTCAACAACTCGGCCCAGCAGTTTCAGGATCGCTCTGCCGATCTCTCGAACCTCAACACCAACGCCAGCATGAACGACCCGCTCGGCGGCCCGCTCGGCGACTACGATCGCGCCAACCCCAACGGCGAAGCGCCGAGCGGCGGCACAGGCGGACGCGCGCAGCAGGACCGGCAGCTGGGTGAGGCTCTCATGGGTGGTGGCGGCGGGCAGAACGCAGGTGGCCCGATGGGTGGCATGGGCTATCAGCCGATCGGTGGCTGGAACCAAGCGACCATGAGCGGATGGAACCCGAACCAGGCCAATGCGAGTCAGGCGTTCGGCCTGCTCGACTTCCTCGGTCAGAATCCCAACACGCCGTTCAACATTCCGACCACGCCGAGTGCACGCGGTCCTGAAGCACGCCGCGATGGTTCATTCGGTGGCATGGGTGGACATCCAGCCAACTACGGGGTGAGCAATTTCATGGTAGGCGGATCGCCAGTGATCTTCGGCCAAGACCCGAACCAGATGGTGATGGCGAACGGTCGGCGTAACATGTACTGAACTCAAGAGTTTACGTATTGTGGCAAACGGCAAGCCCGGCGCACCCATCGGCAACAAGAACGGCGCCAAGAACAAGCTATGGGAACAGGCGCTTACGAGGGCCGTGCGCCCCAAAGACTTGGAGGACATCGCCAAGACGGTGATTCAGGCAGCCAAGGACGGACAGCCTTGGGCTGTGACTGAGTTGGGCAATCGGCTAGATGGGAAGCCTATGCAGCCCGTTGAGCACAAGGTTGAGCGCGAGACGCCAACTCTGACAGAGGCGTTCTTGGCATATGTGGCGAACGGCGGCAAGCCAGAAGAGTATCCAGCCCATACCGAACACTGAGCATGGCGCCGATCCTGCGCTGCTCACCGATTCCCCAACTGCAGGAGTAACACCATGCCGATGCTCGGCGAAACTGGCTACACCACAGCCCCGGTCAGCGTTGACCTTCACACGGTCGGCGATACGTTCGTCCCGGTCCCATACAACAACTTCATCGTGCGCCGCATGACGATCTATGGCGCCAACTCCACGATGGCGGCTTCCGCTGCGACCATCGGCGCCTACACCGCTGCTGCGGCAGGCGGTACGGCCATTGTCACGCCGGCTACGGCTACGGGTCTAACCGCTGTCGGCAAGTTCAACGACCGCACGATTGCCGCCACGGCTGACATTCTCGCCCCGACCGCCTACACGCAGTCCAACGGGCAGGTGGCCTATGGCATCTTCGTTCGTGTCGGCGTGGTCGATGCCGGTACGGTGACGAGCCTCAAGGCCGTGTTTGACCTGGAAGCGATCGTACCGGCTGTGGTCTAAGCCAATGCCCATGCTTGGCGAGTCGCCCGGTGCAACCGCTGGCCCCTACGTCATAGACCTGAACAGGGTCGGGGATACGTTTGTCCCCGTCCCTTTCAACGGCTACATCCCACGGCGCATGACGGTGTACGGCGCGAGTACCAACCTCGGTGCTTCGTCCGCAACATTGGGCGCCTATACGGGTGCATTGGCGACCGGCACGACGATCTCACCGCCGGATGTCTTGCACACGCTGAGCAATACGACAGCCTTCTCCGATCTCACCGTTACAGCCGTGAGCAACTACCTGACGCCTACGGCTTACACGGAGGGCGGCCAGCTCAAGTGGGGCCTCTTCGTGAATGTCGGCGTGGCGCATGGCTCGGCCGCAACCGTCAAGGTGCTGTTTGAACTGGAGGCGATCATTCCATGAATGACCTGCGTATCGAGGACAGCGAGCAACAGACGCCATACGCGGGGCTGACGGAGGAGGCGTTCGCTGCGTCTCCTCCCTTCTCGGCTCAGATTCACCAGCTGCAACAGATTGTCCTCTGGCTCAGCAAGCAGCCATGGCCGCAGGACGACAACCTCACCTGGGAAGGGCTGGTGATGGCCCATGAGAAGGCCATGAACCCCGATCCGCTGCCGGAGCTGCCGAGCCGTGCCTACCGCGTCGGCAAGTGAGCTGACGCCACAGATCGCCGCTCAGGAGCTGATCCGCCGCAAGCGCGGGCGTGAAAGCCTGATCGCCTTTGCCGAGCAGATCGATATCCCCGGCAAGCCCATTGTCGGCACCGAGGACCGGTTCGGGGTGATCGAGACGCCGCTGGTCCTCCATCATCGGCTCATCTGCCAAGCGATTCAGGATGCGATCGATCAGGAAGGCGGCCGGGCCATCATCCTGATGCCGCCGGGCTCAGCCAAGTCCACCTATATCTCCGTGGTGGCGCCGGTCTGGGCGATGGGACGGACACCGAGGTTTCAGGTGATCTTGACCAGCTACGGTGACGAGCTGGCCATCAAGCACAGCCGTAGGGCCCGGCAGATCGCAGCCAGCCCAAGGTTTCGCGACATCTTCAGCATGGGCCTTGCCGGTGGACAGACAGCTTCCGACCAGTGGAAGCTGGAGAACGATTCGGAATACATGGCCTCGGGCATCCTCGCGGGCCTCACCGGCAACCGTGGCGACTTGCTCATCATCGATGACCCGCTCCGGGGACGTGAGGCAGCCGAGTCACAGACGCAGCGTGACAAGGTGTGGGATGCCTACCAGGACGACGCCAGAAGCCGCCTCAAGCCCGGCGGGTCGCGGGTGATGATGCTGACGCGCTGGCATGAGGACGATCCTGCAGGCCGTCTCCTGCCCAAAGGCTGGGCCGGTGAGTCGGGTCCGATCCTCTGCAGCGACGGCCACGTGTGGAACGTCATCTGCATCCCGGCCTTGGCTGACCGGCAGGATGACCCGCTTGGGCGCCAGATGGGGGAAGGCTTGTGGCCGGAATGGTTCGGACAGGGCCACTGGGAAGAGTTCAAGTTCCCGCCCCGCTCATGGCTTAGCCTGTACCAGCAGAAGCCGACCTCGGAGCAAGGCACATTCTTCAAGCGCGAGTGGTTCGAGCCGCAGCGGTATGACTTGGCGCCGCCGGCTGGGGAACTCTCGATCTACCTGACCGGCGACTTTGCCGTCACGGAGTCCGATGGCGACTTCACCGAGTTGGGTGTCTGGGGCGTCGATCACCTCGACAACGTGTACGCCTTGGACTGGTGGTTTGGCCAGAACACGGCCGAGGTGTGGATCAGGGAGCTGCTCAACCGTGTGGAGCGGTTCAAGCCGCTCTGGTTCGTGGGCGAGACGGGGCCGATCCGCAGGGCTGTGGAACCCTACCTCATGAAGGCCATGACCGACCGCTCCCTGTACGTCGCCTGCGAGTGGCTCCCGCACGGCACGGCCAACAAGGAGGCCAACGCCAGATCGTTCCAAGCCCTCGCCAGTGTCGGCAAGGTCCGGTTTCCAAGAACGGCATGGGCTGAGCACGTGATCGATCAGCTGCTCCGGTTCCCGACGGGTCGCCATGACGATGCGGTGGACGCCTGCAGCCTGTTCGGACGTATGCTGGAGAAGACGTGGGGCGGCCCTCGACCGATCGAGAAAAAGCCGCTCGATTGGGATAGGATTGCGACTACGATCAGCATTGCCGACCTCGAACCCAACGACGGATTCAGACCGTATGCGTAAGTTTCGGCGTAGCACTTGGTGGGATCGACTTCTTCGTCGCGTCAATCCCCCCTTACCTGATCAGATGCAAGGCGCAATGCTTCGCATCGTGAAGCTGCGCTGGTGTGAGAAACAATTGAGCATGGTTCTGGCTCGTAAAGATAGGGCTTTAGACAAAATTGTTAGGGCTGGGATTGGCTGTGGAGCATTTTGGGTATGAGCAAGCTATCTGCCTCCGCTCCCAACCGCGATCTACGCCACCTGAACATCTCGCTGGCGATTGTAGGCAACATCTGGTACGGCCGCTCGTGGCGGCATTTACGCGTGGAGATGGCAAATGGGTAAGGCATCTATTGCTGCGTCCGCGCGTGACTTGAGGACGAAATGGATTCGTCGGATCAAGGACGAGCTAGAAGCTCATAAAGATTTCATCCGACAGGCTGAGGATGCCGAAGCAGCTTATTTTTGCGATCATCACAAGACGCGCGACCGCTCACGCTCGGTGATCGAGTCGTATCCGCTCTTCCCCTCCACCATCAAGGTGATTCATGGCCGCGTCTTCTCCCAGCCACCGAAGCCTGATGTCCGCAAACGCTATGCCAATGATGCGGGTTCACAACCGAATCCTCCGGTGGGAGGCGTACAAGGCGTTCCTCCAGCAGGAGGCCAACCGCCAGCTCCTCCAGGAGCGCCGCCAGCAGCTGCGCCTGCTCCGGCAGGACAACCCGGTGCGGGCCCAGCTGGAGCGATGCCGCAGCCTGGTCAGCCACCTGCTCAGCCGGTTCAAACGGTAGACGACAACAAGCTCGCCCAGTGCATCGAGCGCGCCCTTGGCTATGCCTTGGATACGACGCGCTTCGACTTGAACATGCACATGTCGGTCAACGACTTCCTCGTCACGAGCTGCGGAATCGGCAAGTACGAGATGGAGACCGTGACCGAGATGCAGCCGGTCATGAACCCGATTACGGGCCAGCCGATTCTGACGCACACGGAGACCGGCGAGCCTGCCGCGCTCAACGAGATGGGCGAGCCTGCCATCGAGGAGGGCATGGAGGGCGAGTACGAGCCTGCGATGGAGGAGGTGATTGTCGATCAGACGGTCAACTATCGCCATTTCTCGTGGCAGCAGTTCCACTGGGAGCCCAAGCAAAACTGGTCACAGGTGAACTGGGTCGCGTTCGATCATTGGATGACGCGCACCGAGATCGAGGGCAAGTTCAACATCACGCTATCGACCGATGGCGCCGGCAACGACTCGGCCAAGTCAGGTGTTGCGGTGGGCGGCGATCCACGCAAGCCTGCCTCGGCCAAGTACAAGGACCAGTTCTGCGTCCACGAAATCTGGGATCGCACGGACCACAAGAACAAGCAGCGCCTCTTCGTCTGCGAGGAATACGAGGGGATTCTGGGGCAGGAGAAAGACCCGCTCGGTCTCAAGGACTTCTTCCCGAACCCGATGCCGATGTTCCTGAACCTGCGCGGCGATGATCTCGTGCCGATGCCGGACTACACGTACTGCGAACTTCTGTTCGACCAGTGCAACGCGCTTTCGAACCGCATTTACAAGATCATCCAGACGATCAAAGAGGTTGGGTTCTACGACGCTTCCATCCCCGAGCTGCAGCAGGCGCGCGGCAATCCGCCGGATGGCACATACATCCCAATTGCGGGTCTCGCGCAGCGCATCTCGCAGGCCGGCGGGAAGGCCGACGGCACGATCAATTCCGTGCTCGCACGCTGGGACAATCAGACAGCGGTTGCAGTGATCGGTGAGCTATTGAACATGATCGACGTGTTCAAGCAGCGCATCTGGGAAATATATGGGGTGCCGGACATCATCCGGGGCTCCAGCGATCCCAACGAAACCGCGACGGCGCAGCAGATCAAGAGCCAGTGGGCGGATGTTCGGATCGGAGAGAAGGTCCGAACGGTCGCGCTCTACTGCCGCGATGGCTTTCGCATCATGGCCGAACTCATGGCCGAGAAGTTCCAGCCGGACGTGCTGGAGAAGATGACCGGCATCCAGCTCAACCCGGCTGAAATCGAGGTGCTACGGAGCGATTACGGGCGCTGCTATGCGATCGATGTCGAGTCCGATAGCACCGTGGTGCAGGACGAGGCGGCGATGCAGGAGCAGACGATGAACTTCGTCAACACCATGATCGGTGTTACGGAGAAGCTCCTGCCGGCCGTGCAGCAGGGCATGATCCCGGCCGATCTCGCCAAGGAAATGCTGCTTGTCACCGCAGGTGCATTCAAGAACGGGCGCCAGCTGGAACAGTCGATCAACGCGCTCCCCGGCACGAGCCAGCAGCTTTCCGGCATGACGCAGCAGATTCAGACGCTGCATCAGCAGTTGAAGGGTGCAACCGATCAGGCGAGTGCAATGCAGAAACAGCTGCAGGCCGTCAACATGCAGAAAGAACAGCGCGAGAACCTCAAGACCGCCGTGGGCGCACAGAAAACCGCTGCCGACACCGGCAAGACGCAGGCCGATACCGAACACACGCAAATCCTCACCGCTGCCGAGGCGCAGAGCATCCGCGAATCGGCGATGAAACCCA